GCAAGACCCAGCTGCATACGCAGAGCAGCGCATTCGCATGGCAATGGATGGTTCTCTTGAAGATGAAGAAATTGCCGGCGCAAAAAGAGACCAACGCATGCAGGCGTTTATGAATCAAGGTATTTCTGACTACGGCGCTGCAGAGCGAGCAGTACAACTACCTACTGGCTATTTTAATACAGCGCAACGAGGGCTGATCTAATGTCAGAAACATTAACCGAAGAGCAGCAGCGTCTTCTGATGCAAGGTCTGCCACTTAACAATCCTGTGCCTATACCTCAAATCTCTCCAGAGATTCAGCAAATGGCGGCTCAGCAACAGCGGCCACAAATGACAAATGCGCAGCAACTGCTTGCGGAGTATGCCAAGCCGCGTGAATTCCAAGCGCCTGGCTCATTTGGCGAAGGCGTTACTAACGCTTTCCAAAACGTATTGGTTAGACCGCTGCAGGAGTCGCTCGGCATAAGAGAGAGTGCAGCCGACACATTGCGGCGATTGCAAGGCAACGCGGCACGCTTGGATTACGCCAATACTTATGAGGAAAGGCAGCGTCGTGCTTTAGCTGATCGGATAGCAATGGGTGTCGATTTAACTAAATACCCTGCGCAAATCCAGCGCGCTTATCTTTCCACTGTACAACAGTCGCCTACAGACGCATTTAAACTGTTAACCGAATACGATCAGCGGTTCAAAAATCCTGAAACAGACAGCTATCAGTTTGCGCAAGGGTTAGATAATCCAGAGGATTACTTTGGGTACCTCGATAGACGCAAAGCGCAGACCAACATAAACACAGCGACAAACCCTGCAGCCAAAGCAAGCGTTGAAGCGTTTAACAAGCAAGCAAGCGAGTATCGCGAAGCAAGCAATCTCGCTTACTCAAGCGATACGCAAGTCGGTTTGATGCAAGAATTGCTTGGTAGCGGCGCGCTAAAGACCGGCGCAGGGCAAGAAGCAATACTGCAAGCGAGACGCATTGCAAACACGTTAGGCTTTGATGCTGGTAAAACTGCCCCTGGCGAATTGTTTGCCGCTTTGTCGGCGCAGATTGTTATTCCGCTTGTTAAGCAACTGGGTGTTAACCCGACAGACAAAGACTTGCAGTTTATTATTGAGGCGACCGCAAGCCTTGGCAAAAGTGAAGGAGGCAACAGGCTGCTTCTACAAACGCTGGAATTCTCTAACGACAGAAACAAAGCGTTGTATGAGGCTTCGCTTGATTTCCAATCTGAAAACGCTGATTTACAAATTAGCAACCCAGCGATGTACAAGGTCAGGTTTGAGCAGCATATGAATCAAGCTAGGCGCTCGCCAGCTTTCGCACAAAAAACTCTTGAACTTAGGCGTCAATTCAACTTGCTTGAAAAAGGGCCAAACTTTGCTGAGACAGGGACAGGCGAAGCAGCTGCCGATGCAATACTAGGCAACGTAGCAGGAGCTTCTAATGGGTGATCTGGCAAAAGAAGTAGCGGAGCTTAAAGCGATCTTACGCGCTAATGAAAACAAAATGCGTGAGCAAGGTAACGCAAAAGGCCTACAAACACTCGAAGCGTTAGATCAGGGTCGGTTGCCCGAAGAGGTTGCGCTTGTACTGCAAGGCGGGTCGCTAAACTTGAGCGACGAGATAGGCGCAATGTTTGGCCAAGGCGATTTTGACTACGCAGCAGAAATGCTCAGTGAGCAGCGTGCGAAAAGAGGCGAAGAGCCTGTTAGCGGTTATGACATAAACCTTTCGCAGATTCGCGAACCTATAAACCAATACCGCCAAGACAACCCATTGAAAGCAATAGGTTACGAAACCGCTGGCGCTATCGGCACCTCATTAGCTACTGGTGGTGCTGGCGCTGCACTGAGTGCAACGCGAGCCGGTAATTTGTTACGGGCTGCACCGTCTTTATCGCGAGGCCAACAAGCGCTGGTTGCGGGTACTGTGGCCGGCGCTGGTAGCGGTGAAAGTGCCGAGGATCGCGGGATAAACGCACTCTTTGGTGGGGCAACTGGTTATGGCCTACAGCGAGTCACAGACATGCTGTCAACGCCTGTTCGCAATTTAGCGACAGCCGCAAGATCAAACGCAAAGACAGCAAGAGAGGGCCGTGATCAAGCCAGGCGCTTGATGCGTGACGCAATTGAAGCCGACCTGACAACGCCAGAAGAGGCGATCACATACGTTGCCAACCGAATGGGCAATGATGTGACGTTGGCCGACATTGGCGAAAACACGCGCGTGCTCATTGACGCGCTCGCTACGCTGCCTGGGCCAGCAAAATCGCGCGCTTCTCGCTACTTGTCTGAAAGGCAAGCCGGGCGACCTGCGAGACTGACCGGCATACTGCAGAGCGCTTTTGGCGCACAGAGTCGTTTTTACGATGACTTTATGGCGCTCAAAGCGGCGCGCGGCAAGTCAGCGAATACCCTTTACGGCCAAGCGTACAAAAGAGACGTGCCAATGAACGATGGGCTGCGCCAATTTTTCCAAACGGATGCAGCACAAAACGCCTACCAAAGAGCGATTAGGATTGCGCGAAACGAAGACCCAAAGAGCAATATGGACAGGTTCGTTATTGCTGAGTCTGGCGACATTCTCGGCCCTGGCGGCCAGAAAGTGGACGCAATCAACACGCGCTTTTTGCACTTTATGAAAATGGGCATTGATGATTTGGCTTTCCCAAACATTACCAACCAAACGGGTGCTGGCGCTGCAGAAGTCGCATCGGTGCGCTCTGTTCGCAACGCATTTATCGATGAGATAGACGCAGCTAATCCAATGTATGCGAGAGCTCGCAATTTATACGCAGGCGATAGTCGCATGATGGACAGTCTCAAGCGTGGTCGTGAGATGTTAAATGCTGACCCAGACGAGCTCGCAGCAGAGATCGCTGCGTACAGTAAGTCAGAGCGCGAAGCATTTAGACTTGGCGCAATGCACGCGCTGCAAGATCAGATGGAGCGATCTCCAGAGACGGCGAACGTAGCGCAAAACATGCTCAAGAGCCCGCGTCGCAAGTCGCTGCTTAGGCTCACGTTCGACGGGCCAGATGCAGACGACCGGTTCACTGAGTTTATGGGCAACTTGTCACGCGAGGCCAATATGGCGCGCGTAGAGCAGGCTGGCATGAATTCAGCGACCGCTCAGCGTGCTGAAACCATCAGAGGTTTGCGTGAGCAGGCATCTGTCGGCGGTCTGCCGACCAGCCTGCAAGAGTTACTGCAGACGTCGCTTCGCCAGGAAGGCTTAGATCTGCAAGACCGTCAGTTAAAAGCAACAGCCGACGAGCTCGCGCGAATGCTTACGGAGACTGACCCAAATGCAGTGCGCAAGATTGGCGCTGAGTTAGCTGGCGGCAGATCGTTGCAAGAAACGCTGAGCCTATTTTTGCCGCAAAACGTCGTCGGGGCAGTCTTCTCAAGAGCGACCAGCCCAATGGCCATTGGCAATCTAACCGGGTCCGCACCTGCTTACTTAGAAGGAAACAGCAGCGGCGCGATGGATCGCGGGTTGAACGCTACGCAGGCAGTGATCGCCCAGTAATGGACGTCTCAGCGACAAGCGCGCCAGCGCCAGTCACCTGGAAGACTGTAGCCGTGCAGCGCCAAGAAGTGCTGCGCACCGGCGGCGAGGGCGAGCTTATTCGGGAGGCTAAAGAGACGATCCAGCCGACGCTCTATTCGGCCAAAGATGGCCGCGTAGAAGTGCAGCAAATGGCGTCGTCTTCTACGCTCAATTTGCTGGTCTAATGACATTGGGTGATAAAATGGGTGATAAAATCCCGTATCAGTCGTAAGTCATTGATTTGTAAGGGTGAATGGTGCCCAGAGAGAGACTCGAACCTTGTTTCTCGCTGTTTCATGCTGTAATAAAATCAATAACTTACGGATCACCTCGTTGCACATGGTTGCATACTGACCCATAATGTCCACCCAAGTGGGTGATAAAGTGGGTGATAAAATGCAGCAGCTATCAGCACGGGGCATTGCGGCCATCAGGGCACCAGGTCGCTATCGAGTTGACGACAATCTGAGTGTCTGGGCACAGAAAAAAAACGGGAAGATTTACTCTTCGTATTTGCTTCGATATCAGGTCGGAGGAAAACGGGTAGAGAAATCGCTAGGCAGCACGAGCAAGACCACGCTGCATGACGCGCGCAAGAAAGCCAAAGATTTGATGGAGGCAATGACGACCGATCAGGTCGTACCTGCAGAACAGCTGGTCAAAGAAAAGCGTGCGGTAGCAGAGAGCGCTCGCCGAGCGGACAATGCCAAGCTGACCTTCCGCGAGGTCGCCGAGGAGTTCATTGTTCGCGTCAAAATACCTGCTTGGAAAAACCCTTCTGAGAGTGCGCAGGATTGGCGCGGGCGACTCGAGCGATATGCTTACCCCGTTTTGGGCGACATGCCTATTGATGAGATCCGCAGAAGCGATGTGGTCAATGCTCTGCAGCCGACATGGATTAGCTTGCACGATACGACAAAGCGCGTGCGGTACTACATTCAAAACGTGTTCGACTATGCGCTTGATAACGATTACACAGAGATCGCAAATCCAGCGACCGCACGCATCACAAGGTCTTTGCCGGAATGGACCGGGAAAGTTAAGCACCAGGCGAGTCTGCATTACGATGAGGCACCGTCTGCCTACCAGGCGCTGCTAGAAAACAACAACCAAAGCAGTCTAGCTTTGCAAGCTCTGATGCTGACTGCACAGCGGCAAATTGATGTGCGCAGAATGAGGTGGGATCAAATCAATTTTGATAGCTCGGTGTGGAATGCGCTGATAGCGAAAAAAAGCAGGAAGCACTCAAACTTCCTGTTGGAGGTGCCATTGCCTGAACAGCTGATGGACACATTGCAACGATTGCGGTTCGCGTATGATAACTACGATCTCAAACCCACATACGTTTTTGAGAGCCGAGGCGCCACTCCCTACATCAGCGAAGCGGCGATGAGGAAGGCGCTTAAAAGTCTTGGCCGTGTGGAGCGTGGCACAGACCTTCCAATCACGATGCACGGAATGCGCACGACGTTCAAAGAGTGGAGTAGGTTCGCGCGTACTGACGCGGACGAGATTTCAGAGCTTCAGCTAAGCCACATCGAAGAGACAGACACGCGCACGGCCTATGCTCGGGAGACTCTGTTAAACCGTCGTGCAGAGCTCATGCAGGAGTATGCGGATTATCTCGCAGCTTAGCGACCAGCTCGTCGCACCAGGCTTCGACCTCAGAGCGAACGAACATGGTCTTGTTGCCGTAAACGATGGGCTTGGGAAACTCGCCAGCGTTGAACTTGCGCCAGATGGATTGCCGAGACAGCGTCGTCATCGCGGTTACGTCTTTGTAGGTGAGAAAACCTGCGCTCACGGCTGCGCCTCTTCGTCAATCCACAAGTTCAAATAGTCACGCGCCTTGCGCAGATGCTCGACGGTAGGCTGGCGGTGGTGATTGGCCCGCATGACGTATTTGAGGACGTTACCCTGGCAGTACGCCTTGAACTGCTCACTGTCAAGCGTGTCGCGGATCACCTCGATCACCTCGATGCTGTCCTGGGTGTAGTGCTCTGGCGGTTTTCGCAGGGCATTCCATTCAGCTGGAGTAGCGTCGTCGATACTCTTATTCATTCTGTCTCTCGCTTGATATGTGTAACGCGGCCCTCAACGAGCTCGTAGCGGTTGATGATGTTGTAAACGCTGTTTTGCGCCAGTGACGTCATGCTTGCGATGGCAACCTTGCGCACGCCATCAGCCCACAACTTCAAAACGTCTTCGATTTGCTGCTCAGTGAGAGCGCGATGAAACTGTTGGTTTTGCCCCTGCTTCGGGCGCGGCCGCATCAACAACTGAGCTTTGTCTTGCGCCTTAATCGCCCGGTAAAAAAGGTCGCTCATTTTTCGTCAGCCTCATTTACCTCAATGATCTGCAGCGAGTGAAAATCGTCACCCATGCGACTGCGCGCAACTTCAAGCGCCTTGTCCTTGGCGTCTTCGACGCAGCTGGCGTATGCCTTTATGTGCTTGCGCGTCGTGATCAAAATCTCAAACTCGTAATCTTTCACTGCCTGCTCCGAAAAAAGGTGCCGCCTTTGGCTACGCGGACGGCGCGCGCTCATGGCGGCAAAGGAGAGAATGCCGCAAGCCGTTTGGTTTAAAATGGGATCTCCTCGATGAAGTCTGGGCAAGCGCCTTCGCGCGGCATGAAGTCTGCCGGCGGGCGCGCCCAGTGCTTCTCGCAAAAGCCTGGGTCGCGATCCATGTAGTCGCAAAAAAAACAATTCTCTGGCTTCTTCTCGCGAACGCGCTGGTCAGCCTTGGCTGCGTCGCGCATCTCAATCAGCGTTTGCGTCCAGTCGTCACTCATTTTGCGCGATACCGAGTGCGCCATACGACGTAACTACCGTCGCCAACTTGAGCAGACGCAGTGCCAGCTTTGTTCACTTTAAAATGATGGCTCATGGCTCCGCGCTCTTTTGAGTTCGCCACGCGCACCGCGTCGCCGATTTTCATTTTTTTCAGGTATTGGGCCCATCGAGCCGTCTTCGCAGGGTTTTTTCGGTCTGGCTGATCCACGCCGCTCACGATTTCACCAATTGGTAATTCGTCAAGTTTCATTAACTTACTCCCGTTAATCGGGCATCGAATTCTTGCCGCATCAGATCGATCTGCGCGTCGCCAATTAATTCTGGCGCTGCAGCTGCGATCTCGGCCGAGCTATATCGGCCGTTGCTGTTGGTGAATTCTTTGCCATTAAGTTTGTTGGTGTAGGTCACGCCGTCATCGTCCGCGTCGATGGGCTCAGCCCAATTCGCGAGCAATGGCGGTATGAAATTGTGGTGGTCGCAGCCGGTGCGCTGCATCGCCGCGTCAAGGTGCTTATCAAACTTTTCGCAGTGCCAGCGCCCGTCGCCATCCATCATTGGCGTTGCGTAGGCGCAGGTTCTGCAATTCATCGCCGGCGTGTCGGTGCCGTGGCACAGCGAATAGAAGTCGCACCACTTACACTTAAACCAGCTGGGGTCGTCACTCATGCGCTCGAGCGGGCGGTCGCTTGTGATGATTCGCTTAGCGCGATCAAGCATGCGCTGCGCGTGCGCCTGGTCGAGCGGCACGCGCTCCAGGTAAAGGTCGTCGTCGTTTTTGTTGACGGCCATGTACAGAGCCCATTGAACGTCCATCTTGTGCATATAAATTTGCATCTGCGTGTAGTGCATTGGCTTCGATTCCAGCACGCCGCGCTTGACCATGTCTCCAAAGCTCTTGGCATTGTGCGTCTTAAACTCTAAGACGTGCGGCTCGTCCGGGGCGTCGGGCACGCCAATGCCCATGCCATCGAGCGAGCCACCAAAGTGCCCGGCGTGATCTGAGATGCGCCATTGCTGGTTCGTGTCCGGGTCAACCTCCCAAACAGTCACGCCAGCGCGGCGCAGGTAGTTCACGAAGCGCACTTCTTCAGTTTCGCCGCGAGCGAACAGGCGCAGCAGTCGCGCGCCATGCCGCTGAGCCTTGACCCAGTGATGGCCATACCAGAGCTTGCGGCTGCATTCCTCGCCGGCGATCGACGCGCCAAAGTGCAGGCGACCAGGCGCTGAGTCCTGATCTGCCTCAATACCGCCGTTGATGGCGGCAAGCGTTTTCGATGCAGCGAG